AGTGCGCTAGCGATATTCCCAATGCCGCCAGTAGGCAGCGCGCTGCCGAAGATCCCGTTGAGGATCGGGTTTATGATTCGCAGCCGCGCAATCTCCGTAATCATCTGAGCCACGGTGCGCTTAACGATGTCGAGCATGTTGTCGCCCAGGTCTTCGATCGCCCCCTCGATGTCCCGGAAGGTGAATAGAACCTCGGCACCAAACTCACCCAACGCGGCCGACATGGCATCCGAGATCGGACCCAAGACGGCGGCGAAATTCGCAGCTCCCTGCTTCATGAGCAAGAGGTTGCGGATCACAAGCTGCTGCTCTGCGGTGAGTTCCCCGAGCCCTTGCGTGACGCTGCGGAATTCCGCCTCAAGGCCAGAAACATCGCCGCCGTTCAACGTCGCGATCTCGAGCATCAGCGATTGCACAGCCTGCTCGAACGGCGTCATAGCATCGGCGGCGGTCTTGATGCCCTTGGCCGTATCCTCCATCTCTCGCCCGAGCATGCCGGCCGCGCGCATGAATTCTTCCATGGAAACCCCGCCGCGATCGTGCGCGTCGATCAGCTTTTCCAGGTCCTCCCGATACTCCTTCTCGGCGGCCTGCAGCGGCTGATACTTGCCCAGCAAGCGGCCCATGATGGCCTCGTATTCTTTGTAGGCCGCTTCCGCTTCCTTCGCCGCTGCCTTGGCGTCGCGCTGCGCATCGTTGAGAGCCCGCTGCTGAGCAGTTGCGTCGCTCGACGCCGTCGCCAGCCGCGCCATCATGGCCTGCACGCGCTTCAGCGCCTCTTCGCGCTCACGATCAACCGGCGGCGCGCTGGACGTCAGCCCGCCAGGCTTTCCGCCCGCACGGTTAAACGCATCCTCGACGTCGCGGATGTCGGCGTTAATCCCCTCGATGGCACCCGCGAATGCACCTTTGATCTTGCCGGCGGAGTCCTCCGCATCGGTTGCAAGATTGCTGCCGAACTCCTTCCAGCCCTGAATCGCAGACGAGAAAGCGCCGTCACCATTGGCCATGCGCTGCAGGTGGCGCTCACTCGCCACCGCGAAGTTCGCGATCTGCTTTCCGGCAAATTGAACAGGCTCCGCGAGCGAGATGAAGCCTGCCTTCAGCACCTCGAACATCGCATCAAGCACATTTTTTACCAAAGCCGCGGCAAGGCCCACGGTCTTCAGCGCGCTGCCGACAGCGTAGGCTGCGTTCTGGACCCCGCCCGAGTCGGCCAGGAACTGCACAAACTCGCCCGTCAGCTCGGCGAGGATCGGGTTAACCTCTCCCGCAAGAGTATTGGCGAAGCCCTTCCATGCGCCGTTGAGTCGCGAAACATTATCATTGAGATCTTCGGCGGCCCGAGCCATGTCCTCGCTCACCGCGAGCCCAAGCGCCTCAGCTTCGGCCGTCATAGCGCGCAGGCCTTCAGCGCCGGAGTTCAGCAACGGGATCAGAGCAACGCCAGACTTGCCGAAAATCTCCTGCGCAAGCGCGGCCTTTTCCGCGCCATCGCGGAAGGAGCCAAACAATCCGGCAATATCGGACAGCAAATCTTCGTTCGGGCGCAATTGCCCGAATGCGTCCCGCGTTTTTACGCCGAGCCCCTCCAGCGCTTGGCTGGTCTTGCTCGTCTCGTCGATGATCCGCTTCGAAAGCTGAGTGAATCCGTTCTGCAACTGCTCGGTATTGACACCGGCCAGGCCGGCGGCGAAGTCGATTTTGCTGAAGGCCTCGACCGCGACACCGGCACGCTGTGCAGCCTTGCCAAGTTCATCAGCCCGATCGGTCGCCTGTTTGATCGCGACGCCAATACCCACCGCTGCCGCAGCCATGACCGCCGCAGATTGCGCGATCCTGGCAGACAACTTCTCGTCGAAGCTCTTTTCAAGCTTCTTGACCTCTCGCTCGGCTTTTAAAAACTCAGCTACAAGCTTCTTGGCCTCTCGCTCGGCTTTTCCAAACTCAGTTACAAGGTCAGCCACGTCCGCGCCCAGATAGACGATTAGCTTTCCGAGCGAGTTGCCGCCACCGATCATTGCTTGGCCCTCGGCAGCAGTACATTGAGCATCTGGATTTCCTCGGGGCGCAGTTCGCCGGTACGCACGACCTCTGCGCGTCGGTAGTCAGGGATGTAGTCGGAAGCCTTGGCGTCTTTGTCGCCAACAGCGGACGCGATCAAGGCGCTAAGCCGCGCAAACCTGTGATCCATGCGCGCCTCGGATGGCGGGTTGATTCGGAAATACCGCAGCCACTCAACCCACTCCGCGTGCGCTAGGGTGCGATCTAGCTCGCCTTGAGTGCGACCCAGGGCGAGACACAGGTGCAGCCACAGCTCGCGCCCGTGGCTTAGTTTCCCTCGGCTTCCTCTTCCTTGGCCGCCGAGATCTTGTTGACTGTACGCGCCGCCCGTGCGATCGCGCGGACGATGTCAGCGGAAAGATTCTCCTGCGCCTGCGTTGTGGACATCAGCGGCACGCCGCTGCCGTCGCAGACAGACATTGCGGCTAGCGCCGCGTCCGCCTTAAACAGGCCGTCGCGCGTGGGCTTGAGGTCGGTGCCGATTATATCGGCCTGCCACGCAGAGACCTCGCCGGCCGTGAGCTTGCGCAGGTATACGGAGCCGACGCCGGGAACGTCGGTCAGCACAGGCGCGCGGTCGAACAGCGCGGTGAGGGCCGCGAGGGTAGTGATCGGGGACATGCATTTCTCGGGTAGTTGCGGGGGATTGATTCGGGAGAACCGGCGCCCTTCGGCGCCGGGTGTTTGCCGGTGGCACGAATTACGCCTTCCAGGTGATCGTGATCGCGCCAGAAATCTCGATGGTCACGCGTGCCTTCCAGCTGTCGTTCTGCTGGCCCTGAAGCGTGATCTGCTTGACGGTCGCGGAGAACGCGAAGTGCGAGCGCGTGGTCGCCAGGACCACCGTCGGCGGGGACGACATCGTCGGGTCGGTCGCGGCCTCGGAAAACGCGAGCCAGAAGTTCGTGACCTCCTTCGAGTCGAGCTTGGTGTACAGCTCTTTCATCGACGTGTTCGAGCCAAAATTCAGCTCCATTGTCAGTTCGCCGTTGTCCGTCAATCCGGTCAGCTTTTCCTTTGCCGTCGAGTCCCAATCGGTGACATCGATGGTATCCGTCGATCCGCCGCCGATGCCGTCCATGGAGCGGACCTCCGCGATCTTGACCAGGGTCGCCGAGCCGGCAGACCCCTTCTGCATGAACAATTCGGTGCCCTGCGTTTTGAGGGCGTTTGTCGTACTCATCTGCACATCTCCTTGCTGCGGTGGTGGCCAACGCCCTTAGCGCGTGCCGAAAAATTCAAAGTCAAATGACTTGGACCACTTGCGCGTTTCCGCGTCCCGGCCCTCGGGGTTCCATCCGACCACGTACCCGCGGGCATCTAGTGCGGTCGCGATGGTGTCGGCGAGCGCGTCGGCTGCGGCCTTGGTGTCGGCGTAGCAATCGATTTGCACGCGCACGAAATCGACGCCGGCAAACCCACCGAAGTGATTGATCGGCAGCCCGCTGATGCCGGTGTAGGTCGCCCAGGATCCGCTTGATCCGTCAGGCGCCACTCCCGGATAGATGCGCGGCGGCGACCCAATCAGCGCCGTGACTGCAGCCTCGGCTGACAGCCACGTGTAGAGCTGAGCGGTGTTCATCCGGCCTTGGCGACCTTGCGGGCGATGCGCGGAACAGCTGCGGCCAGGTCGGCCTGAATTTGTGCGAGCACGCCGGGCGCTGACTGCGCAAACGCCGGGCGAATGAATGGCTTGGCCTGCTGGTGCGCGGTGCCAAACTCAACAAAGCGCCAGTACCAAGCGCCGCGCGCATCGGATCGCTTGCGGCCAGAGCGCACGCCGATCGCGAACAGCTCACCGAGCCCAAATGAGCCAGGATCGCGCTCGCGCTTGCTGAAGACAGCGCCGGCAAGGCGCCCGGTGCGAACCGGCGCGGCTGTGCGGATCGCGTTGCGGATCGTGCGCGCGCCCTTCGCGAACGCCGAACGAATCGGGCGCCCCTGGAACTCGCGCGGGAATGCGCGGATTGCAGCCAGCGTGTCAGACAGGCCGCTCACTCGGATCCGCTGTGCGCTCATCCCCAAGCCGCCACGCTGGCCGCGCCTTCGACCGTGATACGCCAATGCCCAGGGACCGCAACCTCGAACACGTGCACACCATCGCGATCTAGCGCGCCCTCATGCACGCGCACCCACGTCCCAGCGTGAGTTTCGCGATCGGCAATAAACGGGTGGTGAGGCTGCCCGACAATTTCCACCCACGTCGGCATGTCTGTGACCAGGTCGCCGCCATCCACCACACGCCACCACACCTGTGCCCCGGGATCGGTCGGCGCCGGGTCGCTGACAAAGCTGCTCATGTCGTGGAAACCTCCTTACACGCCAGCTCGATATCGACGCCGCGCTCGCTCGAATTGATGACCGCAAGAACCTGGAAAACTCTGGCCCCGAAGATCACGCGGCACCTCGTCGTAACGCTGCCGACGTACCGGCAGACGATGCGCACCGAATGCTCAGACCCTTCGGCGCCGGCCCTGGTGAGCTCGCGCCCGGACAGCGGCTCGATGCCTGCCCAGACCTCGCCGTCGCTGAGCGTGGCGAAGGTCTCAAGCACCTCACCGGTTGCGCCCCGCGTTTCTGTCGGCGCCTGGATTTGCACCAGATGCCGCAATCGGCCAGCGCGCATCAGTCGGGCTCGCTCAGGGCCAGGCCCAGGATGTCGCATCGGTGCGGTGATAGCAGCGACAGCACGGCCGGGTTCGGCGCGTATGTGGCCGCGATGATCGAGGCCTCCCGGTTCTCGTAGAGATCGGCAAGCACCATCAACACCGCGGCCTTGACGTCGTCGTCGGCAGTGGCGGCCCCGACCACGTACGTGACCGCGACCGCGTTCATCTGCGCGCGTGTCGCCGGCCAGTTGTAGCCGTATGCGGGCCCGACGCGTGCCGGCATGCCGTCCAGGTCTGACTGATAGCGACCCGACGCGAGGGTCTGTGTCACTCCGTCCTCGTCCACGTAGGTGATCGATGTGATCGAGGCGCACGCACCGTATGGCAGGCGGATCAGCTCCGGGAACGAGTCAAATCGCAACCGCAGCGTTTGCGTGATAAACCCGCGCCGACAGTGGTGTTCACACCAGCGGCGGGCGGCCTTCAGCTTGCCGCCGATCACCGCGTCTTCGCTATTGTTGGTCACGCGCAGATGCGCTTTAGCGTCGGTGAGCGACACGGGGTCTATTGCTGGGCCGGTGACGACAACCAGGCTAGCCACGGGCTTTGTTCTCCGGCGCGCTTATGCGGTTCCGGTCTTCTGGCGCCGCGTCAAGCGAGGACTCCACCAGTGCGTTCGGGTGCCGGTGGTGATCGTAGGCGTGCTCGATCTCGGCGGCCGTTGGCAGGGTGACGCGGTTCGTGAACTCCACCTCGACGCCGGCCTCGCCGCGCGTGAATTGGAGTTCCACGCAGTCGTACCCATAGAACCGCTTGTCCTGCGGCTCCATCGCGTCGAGCAGGCTTGTCGTCTTCGGCATAGCGATTTCGATTCCCAATGCCGCGGCGTGCCCGAGCCAGAACTCGACACAGGCGCGGCCCTTTTCGGCGTGGTGGGCGTCCGGGTACGTGAAGTCCATCCCGAACAGCGTGATTTTTGTTGCGCCTGCGTGGATCGCATAGGCGACGGCATAGGCGGCGGTGCTGTTGAAGTACCCGAGCGGGAACTTGGTCAGCACCTCGGCGAGCGGGAATTCCACTAGGCATGGAAAGTCCAGGTGTGCGCGGCTGGTGATGACCGCGCCGCGGTACTCCTTCAACCATCTAAGCATGTGCGCAATGTTTGAGGCTGGCGCCGCGTCCGCCCGGATCTGCTGAATCCGAACGTCATCCATGTGAAACACGAGATCGCTGGCGAAAACGTCGCCGAGCGCGTTGATCGACCATACGAAGTCGCAAAAGGCACGACGGCCGCCGCAACGCTTCGCGATTTCCAGGTACTGCCGGACCGATGGCCCGAGCCCCAAAATTGCGACATGCATGCAGACAGCCTCGAATAGATGGCCGGCGACAGTCGCCGCCGGCCGGGTTGCTTACGGGTTGCTTACGGGTTGCTGATCGGCGCGACGTTCGGGGCGAACAGCAGCGCGGTAGCAGACAGGGCGCCGACCGAGGTAACCCCGGTCTGGACGGCGAGCAGTTGGACATAGCGCTTCAAGCCCTTGTAGCCGACGCGCTTGGCTACCTCCTTGGTCGTGCCAGCGGTTCGCGGAGTTGCCGCCAGCAGGCTGGCCAGCGCTTCCGTGCCGATCAGGTCGGCGTCAGCCACGCTGGTCATGGTGCCGGTCACGTCGCCTTCCCGCACAACCAGGGTAACAATGGTGCCGGTGGTGGTGACCGACCCGTACGCGACAATGAACTGAACGCCGCCGTAATCACGCCGGTCGATGATCCCGCCGGTCTTTGTCGCGTTGGCGCCGATGGCCGCCGGAATGATGGCGAGCACCTGTTTGATGTTGCTGTGAATCTCCATTTCCGTTTCCTTCTTTCAGGTAGCGCCCCGGCTTTCGCCGGGGCGGGCGATTACGCCGAGAACCGAATGAACTTGATTGCCTCGAAGTCCAGCACGGCGCCGCCGGTCCGGCGGGTCGCGTAGAACTTCACGTAGGGTTTACTGGTGTACGGGTCCCTCAAGACGCGGATGCCCGTGCGATCCACGATCTGGTAGCCCGCCCGGAAGTTCGCCAGGGCCAACGACAGCGACGCGGTGGCGAGCGCAGCCATATCGGCGCAGATGGCGATCGGATAGCCCAACAGGCGGTCCGGCTGGCCTGCCTGCAATCCCGGCTGCCACATGTAGGCGTTGGTGGTCGCTTCCTTGAGTTTGCGCACGGCGGTGATGACCTCGCGGCGAGTCGCCCACACCGCGCCGGCCAGGTACGCCGGCTTGAACGCGCCGATCAGATCGAACAGCACATCGGCAGGGCTGGACGCGGCGAACGCGCCGTTCGCGCCAGAGTTGATGTGCTCCAGCGAGCCCCATGCCCGCGTGGCATCCGCCGTCGCCGCCGTCGTGTAGGTGGCGAAACCGCGCGGCTGACCGACGCCAGTGCCGACGCAGAACGCCGCCGCTTCCGTGCGTGCAAATTTGTCAGCGACCTTGGCGGCCAACCAGGCCTCGACATCCACCGCGGCATCGTCAAGCAGCTTCTGCGTTGCGTGCGGCTGCGCGTACATTTCAAACGCCTCGACGCGGTACTTGCCGAGCGTTGGCGTGTTGGTTTCGGTCGGCGCCGTGGTCTCGCCAATCCAGCCGCAAGAAGCGTCTTCGCGATCGTAAAGGCCTTCCAGTGCCTCGGTGCTGATCATCTGAACCGAGGCGAGTTGGCGGATCGGGCTGGATTCGTTGACCTTGGTGATGACGCTGCCAACGGTCGAGGGCGGCAGCAGGTATCCGCCATCGGAGTCAACGCCGGCTTGCAACGCCTTGATGCTGTCGGGCGACATGGGCGCCGCACCCTTGCGCATGAAGTCGATGAAGCTGGACTTGTACGCGCGGTAGTCTTCTACGCTCACTTCGTCGCGCGCGCCGGCACCCTTGCGCGACAGATTGAACTGCTTCGCTTCGGTCTCGATGTCGCCGGGATCGCTGCCAATGATGCCCTTGCGATTGTTGCTGAGCTCGACCTTATCCAGGCGCGCTTTCATTTCGCCCATGTTGGTGAGCGCGTCGTCGATCTTGCCGAGCTTGGCTTCAAGGTCCAATACCGACTTGCCTTCGGCCTTCGCCTTGAGTATCGCTTCATTCGTGGTCTTGAACTCGTCGAACGCGCGGCCCTGGTCTTCCAGGATTTTTTTCAGTTCCGGATCCATGTCATTGTCCTTTGTTGAGTGAGTTGATGGCATCGCCGCGCAACTTCAGCGCAGCTCGTAGCTGTGCCAACTCGTCGGGCTCACCCCGCGCGATGGTCTTGATGCGGGCAATCACTGCCAGCGCTGCCGATTTGCTGAGGCCGCCTGCGTCACGCAAGTAGCTCTCGGCATCGGCCAAAGATTGAATTCCCTCGATCTGCTTGACGGCGGAGACCCGCGCGTCGTCGTGCGCCGGGAAGGTGACCAGGGAGACTTCCCACAGATCGACCTTCTTCAAGGTGCGGATTCGGGTCAGCTTGTCGACAGAGTCCTCACGAGTCATGAACCCGATTGAAAGGCCGGACAGCGCCTTCATCTTCAGCAACTCGTACGCCTCAGATCCGCGCGCCGTCTTCAGCGCGAACTTCCCCTGCACGAAGAGGCCGTGTTGGTCTTCGCGCATGTCGGTGTAGACGCCGATCGGCTCGCCACTGCGGTGCTGCCAAAGCATCGCGGGCATGCGGCCCTTTGAGTTGTGGATCGCCAGCGTCTCGGCAAATGCGCCAGGCGTGACGACTTCCATGTAACTGTCGAGCGTGCCGAACACCGAGCCGTAGCCGGAGAACGTCCCGTCGTCGCCGACCTCCTTTACCTCGAAGGGGCGATCCAGAAATTCGCGCATTGCTTTCTCCTACTTTGCGATGACGGGCTGCGCGCCGATCGATTCGCGGCCAAGCTTCATGAGGTTGCCGGGGACGTAGCGGACATCGCCGTCTGGCCCGATCGGCGGAAGGTTCTCGCGCCGCCGGATTTCGTTGACGCTGAGCGCGCCAGTGCCGAACATTGTTTGATAGAACGTGCCGCGCGCCGCGCTGTCGCCGCGCATCAAGGCGTCCACCAGAAATTCTGCGTACATCGTTTTGCGTTCTTCGTCCGTGAGCAGATCGCGCCGGATCGCGGCCTCGATGCGACGCAGCCACGGGCCGAGCGTCTGCACCACGAATTCGATTGCGCTGTGCTCGATGTTGCTGTGCGTCGCGCGCTCCAGGTTCGCCACCATGTGCGGCGGGATCCGATAGATCGCGCAGATGTCGCTCGATGTCAGCTTGCGCTGCTCGATGTATTGCATGTCGGTATTGCTGAGGGAAAGGCGCTCGAAGTCCATGCCCTCCTCAAGCACGGCTGTCTTGCCCGCGTTCTCCGCGCCGGAGTACATCTGTTCCCAATGCTCGCGCAGTTCCTTGACTGCCTTCGGGCTCAGTGACTTCGGATGCTTGAGTACGCCTGAGATCTTCGCGCCAGCCTTCATCGTGCGCGCCTGCATGCGGTTGCCCGCAATCTGCAGCCCGATGGTCTCGCGGTTGTATGAGATCGGCGAGAGGCCAGTCCAGCCTTTCAGCCGGCGGTAACGGATGTGGAACATATCGGTCGTCATCACCGTGCGCTCACTGCCCTGACCGTCGCTGACCACGTAGTAAGGTGCTCCGGTGGTGCCTTCCTTGACTTGGACGCGGCTCGGCAACAGCGGGAATAACTCGGCGAGCTCGCTGCCCCGGGATCCCACCATCCCCTTGAGCGCGTAGAAGTTCCCGCCGAGGGCAATCTGAGCGACGCACTGCTCCCAAAACTCGAAACTCGTCATCCATTCGTTCGGCGCGTCGTGCAGCAGGCCGTAGGTGCGATGGCTGTTCGCAGCTTGGCGGTCGTCTGTCCCTGATCCGGTGTAGAGCTTGCACGGCAACTGCGCCACGGATTCGGACAGCACCGCGATGCAGGCATAGACGGTGGCCACCGACATTGCGCTCTCGTCATTGACGGCAACGCCGGCCGCACTCTCGCCGCCCTGCGTGAGCAGTGCGAGGATGTCTTTCGACGAGAGGGCATGACCCATCGTGAACGACTTGACGCCGTCGGCAATGGATCGCCACCAGCCCATCAGAGCATCACCATTTCGCGAGATTCGTACACGCTGTCGGGCTCCACTTCTGAAAGGGCGATGCCACACGCCATGAATAGCGCGGCCATCTCGTCGATCTTGTCGGCGCTGCGCTGCCGGTCCGGCGCCTGGTTGCCATTTACATCGCGACGCGCCACGAGGTTGGCCGCGCACCAGGTCAGCACTGGATCACCGTCGTGCACGAGCTGGCCGCCGATGTAGGCGCGCTCGATTTCTTGCATGGCCGGGTGGTACGACTTCGCGCCTTGAATAAACTTAATCATTGGCGCGCCTTTTTCGATCAGTCGGTTACTCAGGTCCTGCGCGTTCCAGGGATCGAATGCGATGGCCCGGATGTCGAACATCTCGCGGAGCTCGTCGATATCCCGCTCGATCACCGCGTAATCAGTCACATCACCCGGGGTTTCCACCAGGTGCCCAGATTGAACCCAGCCCGCGTAGCTCACCGTTCCGCGTTCGGCACGCAACTGCACTGATGCCGCCGGCACATAGCCGCGGCCCCACGTGATCCACTTGCCTTCCTCGCGAAAGATCAGTCGCAGCGCACCCAGATCGCGGGTGCTGTTGAGATCGATGGCAGCCCAGCATTTCCGCCCGCGCAGCGCTTCCAGATCGACCGTCCCCGCGCATTTCTGCCAGCGCCCGAGGTCGGTCCATCCGTTCGCCACCGATGCCGCGCGGTTGAGCCGCTTGATCCGAAACTCGGACAGCTTGCCCGGCATGGCCTTGGCCTCTATGGCCTCCTTGGCGATCTCTTTGCCGAGCAGCGGATTGCAGTCCATCAGCGGGTTGGCTTTCGGCCAGCACCGCGGGTCAAACTCTTTGTCGTCGATGTCGACGGCGTACAGCAGGAACAAAAAATGCTCGGCCTTCATCACGCCGTTTAGGACGTGGTGCGCGAACAGCCTGATCTCGGGCCAAGGCCCAGGCGACTCGTAGCCTTCGGTCGTGACATACAGGTAGAGCGGGTTGCGCCTGGCGCCGGCCGCGCTCTTCAGCACGTTCAACAAATCGTGATTCTTGTGCGCGTGCACCTCGTCCAGGCAGATCGCGGAAGGGTTCAGCCCGTCCTGCGTGCTGGCCTTGGCGTGCACCGGCTTGAACGTGCCACCGTTTGCGTAGCAGGCCACCGCCTTCGCGAAGGGTTCCAACAGGAACGCTTCACGTAGGTCAGGCGTCTTCTCGATCATCCGCTTCGCGACTTTCCAGACGATCGATGCTTGATCGTAGGTTGTCGCTGCGCTCAGGATCTGCGGCCCTTCCTCATCCTCGCAGCACAGCACGTACAGCAGGATCGCCGCGGCCAATGTGCTTTTAGCGTTCTTGCGCGCTACTGCAAACAGGGCCGAAGTGAACCGGCGGTTGCCGTCATGGTTCCTGAACCCGAACAGTTGCACGACAAACCACACGTGCGACGGGTGCAGGATGATGTTCGGCGTCGCCCACTGCCCCTCAACGTGCGGCAGCTTCTGGATGAAATCGCAGGCGTTGTGCGCCTCGGCTGGATCGAACCGAAACGGGCCGCGAGGACCGGCCACTTTGAGATCGCCGAGGAAGCGCTTCGCCGCCAGGCCGATCCACTTGCCGAACTTCTTCCCGCGCTTGTCCGCGACCGCGGCGCGCGCGTAGGCCTTGGCGATCGCGACATAGTCACGCTCGCTTGATTGCTCCCCGCTTGTTGGCGGTGAAGGCATTTTCCCTGGGCGCTTCGCCACTTGGTTTAACCTTGCCTCGCGCGACCGGGGTCAAACCGAAATCGTTCATTAAGTTTCGCAGCGTGCCAACCATGCTCGCGGTCGGCGCCTCGCCTGCTGCGTACAGCTGGACGCACTTGCCGTGCAGCGCACACATCTGCGCGAGCGCCGACAGATCGGCCTCGGTCAGCAGCATGTTCGCCATCAGAATGGGAACCAGCCGAATCCACTCTGTCACGGCGTGCGCATTGGGCAGCCATGAAGGCGCCTGCGGCACTGCTGAAACGGGTGGAAGCTCGATCGTGGCCACGTCCCGGCAGGGCCGGGACGTGCCTGCGATCAGCTTCAAGCTGCTCGGCTTGCGAGGGTTCGGCATCAGAAAACTCCATTTTCTGGAAC